TAATATTGTTGTGAAATTTTATCTAATCTCGATTGAGAAACTTTATATATATGTCGTTTATCTGTTGTTTTTGAAGGTATATTTATATATGGTACTATAGTTTGGTTACCATTTATTAAAAAAGTATTATATCTGTTATATATTTGTCTAGACATTTTAATTAAATTTTGGTATATCTAAATACAATTTTTTTATTTCATCCTCTTGTTGAGTATTATTATTTCCTGGTACTGTAGTATATTCAAATTTTCTAGGTTTACCTTTTTTGTATAAAACCGTTTCTATACCATCAGTGTACTCAATATAATCTGGAGATCTCAAAAGATCTGTAAATATTTTTTCATATTTAGAATTTATGTTATTATATTGTTTTTCTAAATCATTTAAAATGTTATCAATTTTTTTACTTATTTTTTTAGACTTGTCTCTTTGAATTACTGTTTGTGTTATTATTTTATTTTTAAATTCTTCTTTTTTTGTTTTATTAGTAAGAACTCTAGACATTATAACATAAAATCTTTGATATCCGTCAGTTTTTAATCCTTCTTTCAAATTATTTGGATAATAAAAACTTGAAAAATTATTATCGTTTTGATTAAATAACTTTTCATCAATAATTCCAAATGAATCTAATATTTTGTTATTAAAATTGTTTAAAACATTTTCTAATTCTTGAAAATCGCCAGATAGTTCACTTGAAGTACTTTCATAATCAATATTATTTATTATAGATGTCCCTTCTATATTATAAACTCTTGGTTTATTACCGGACAACAAAAAACCATCTGTTGGCGTATTTAACACAGTATTTCCATTTACTAACATTATTTTTCTTATTGTTTGTACCAAATTTTTTTCTGAATCAACTAATAAATTTATAGTATTAACCACATTATCACTATAAATGGTATAAAAATCTTTTAAATAATTTTTTAAATTTTGTCTTACATTTTCAATAACATCTTCATCAAATTCATTATCAACTAAAAAATAAATTATTGGGTTTTCATTATTACTAATATCATCTTCCACAGCAGTATCAAAAATATTTTTTATATATTCTCCATATTTTGTTGGTTTTCCATATATATTAAAAATATCATTTGGGCCCCATCTCCTATAAATTCGACTAGTTTCATCATCATTAATATAATTTACTATTTGTAATAAATAATAATTACCATTTAAATCATTATTATTTATACTTTCTAATTGAGCGATTAAAGTCTTGAAATAATCAAGTGTTTGATTAACCAAATCATCCATAACTTTTTGATAGGTAATTTCACCTTCTTGACCATCTGTAACTGGTATGTTTGTAACAACAACACCAATTGTTGTCCCCCCATTATTTTCTTGTTGATTTACCGGTTTTGCAGGATATTCTCCAGCGCTCAAAAGATCAAAAAATTCCTTATCTATTTTTGATGTATCTTCGGTAGGTGTTGCTCTTTCATCATAAATTTCTGTGTTTGCATAATAGTTGAATGATAAAGCGTTTTGTAATTCCTCTATTGGTTTAGCCAATCCATGTCCTCCAATAAATTTAAAATTCATTGTAACTTTAGCAATCATTGGTTGTAAACCAATACCTTCTGGATTCATGTCGTATATCAACGGATCATAACTAAATTGGATCCCATCTGGAATAATTTTAGAGTGATAAAAATCCCCTATTCTTAACACCAATACAGGAGGAGCTCCAAAAGATGTATTAATTGCGTCATTAACTCTTGGTTTACCATCACTAATAACAGGTATTGTTTCTCCTGGTCTTCCACATTGATTTAAGAATGTTAATCGAGCATTTAAACCTTCAGGAGTTATAGAATGAAATGCCGGATTAAAAAATTTTATTTTTTCTTTTAAAGATGTGTATATCATAGGATTTTCTTCCTTTAACATATCAAAATAATCACATTCAGATAATAATAATCTTAATATTTTTTTACTTATTCCAGTAAAATCAGGTGAAGTAGGTTCTACTGTTGGAGCGGTTCTTATTTGTTCGGTTACTTGTTTTTTTACTTCACTAGGTACGTCTTTAGTTTCAGTTATTGTTGTTGTTGTTTGTAGTTTAGCATCAATACTACTTATCGCCACTCTTCTACACGCCATAGCACTTACAGAATATTTTTGTGAGTTGGATGTTACTTTATCATTTTTGTCTTTAACATCTATATCACAAAATATTTTAGCCATAGTTAATGATTCTTTATTTTTTGGAGTTACCTCCGTATCTTCTCCACTAGATTCTAATTCTACTACTAATTTTTGATTTTCAATAAATGTGTTAAGATTTATGTCCCCAACTTTAAAATTTTTTATAAATTTAACAACAGAATCAACCCTTCTTTCAGATAATTTTTGATTATACTCAGGCGAGGCTGATGCGGATGCCGCACCTTTTAACTTAATGTTAATTGTACCACCCGCATTTAGTATTTCATATGCATCAGTAAAAAAATTAGTTTCTCCTTGTGTTAACACTTCAAAATTACCAATAACCGCTTGATCAAAAAATTCTGAAACATTATAATCTAAAGAATTTTCATTAAAAGTTTGACTTGCAATAGTTGTATAAGTTTGTTTTTGGGATATATATGAATTATATGTACTTTCATAATCCTGATTACTTATCGATCCTGTACTAGGTCCTGGTATATCATTGTCAAAATAAAAACCAAAACTTAAATACTTATCAGCAAATTGAGCGGCCTTTGGATCATCTTCAGTTTTTGTTGTGGTAACGGTTGTGATATTTGATTCCTGTGTGGTATTATCTGCCGGTATTTCTTTAATAACCCCATCAACTTGTTCTTTTGTTAATCTTGGTTGATTTAAAACTTGTTGAATTCTTAATAACTCATTAAGTGGTACTTTATTAAATTTTTTAGCTAATTCGTAAATATCGTACTTAGCACATCCAGCAAAAAAAGATTCTAAAACCGAATTAATTCTTTCATCACTACCTTTTAATTGTTTATCAACAAGTAAATTCAAAATAGATGGATGATCCACAACTATTTTCCATGATATACTTCCTGTTCTACTTGTATGTTTATAAGTATAGATTGGTTCAGGTCTACCTAAAAAATTTGTTTCACTAAATTGTGGTGTGCTTGAATCACTAAATGTTAAATCATATGGTGGAAACCACATCACTCTACCACCGTTTGGTCCTTTTTCACAATCAGGTAATTCATCATAAGTGTAACCAGGTCTGCTTGATGTTCTCCACGCTAAATTTTCAATTGAAAACATATATTTTTTTGCTACATACTCACCTTTTTCATTTTTTTGAATATTACTTGACCCCGGATTTTTTGTGGGAGATATATTTAAATTGTAAGTTTTATCTAGTACTGAATTTGTAAATCTTCTACCTGTTGTAGTTATACCATCAGATTTTTGTAAATCAGAATAAATGTAATATGGAGTATCTTTGGCAAATACTCGACAGTATTCAATACCTGATTCGGCTCCAGTTGCGTTATTTACATATGATACAACTTTAGAACCTTTTGTTAATTCTTTGTATCCATCATTGAACACTTTAGACACTTGATTCATTGCATTACCAACATGTCTTAACCTCTGTTCTCCTTGTAAACCATCCGCCGAATTAATCAGTCTTTGAGTGTCATCTAAAATAGATCCAGGTCTAAAGTCTATGTTGGTGGATTCATCTCTTTGATAGTTACTACTAATTTGTCTAAACTCTGGATCTAAAGATCCTACACCACCGCCAGGTTTTGCTTTATATCCGGCGTTATCTTTATATTTTGGTGAAACCCAAACAAAATCACCGTTCAAAGTTCCACTATCTGAGGTTGATTTTCCTTTTAACCCGAAATTTATTTGTTGTTCATTTTTTTCATAATCCTTACCTAAAACATCAGGTCCTAAAACTAAAGCTTGTGTATCTCTACCAAAAACATCTATGGGTACAGCATTTATTGGAGATTCTTGAAAAGATGGTTCAGATAACGAAGACCCAACATAATAAGCTCCGGGTAATTGTAATCCAAAGTTATCAATTAAACTATTTAATCCTGTTGTTATTAGATTAGTTGCAATTCCACCTAAAAGAGTGTCACCATATGCCGGCCTATATATGTTATAAGAAATATTAGAAAATAATAATCCTTTTTGTCCTTCATTTGTATTTTGTAAAAATATTTGTGAAGGATTAATTGTTCTAGTTAAACCACCATTTAAAGCACCGCCTAACAAAGTACTTCTACCAGCAATTAAATTTACGGCCTCCCCTAAAGTATCTGTAGTTCTATTTGTAACACCATCTAAAAAATAATCTCCCGGTATGGGTGAATATGGTACGTATGTCCCCTCTAATCTACTTAAGTAGGTATCATTTATACCATCAATAGTTATATTAAAATTTATCGAGTCTCTATTCTGTAAATTTTGTTGTGTCCAAAAAGCTTGATTAGTTAGTAATAAATCTCTAAGTACTTGTGATCCTAATTGTACTATAAACGAATCTTCAGATAATCTTCCGCTAGACCCAGAAGGATCTGTAGACTGTAAAATATTATAAGCACCATAAATTGATGGTACAAAAGTTGGTGGATCCCAATAAGGTTCATAAATTTTATTATTATTTTGTATATCCGTTATAGAAACCAAATTATTAAAACCACCTATTGGTCCATATATGTTTTCAATATATGCGGCATCAATAAAAAATTCATTTACTAAATCTAAAACCGTATCATTTGGGTCGTATTCACCTTTGTTTGATTGATTATTTTGGGCGGAGTTATTATAGGTTATTTCTAAATTATAACCACCTTCAGGTCCATATTCATTAAGTGGGTAGAGTTGATTACCAAATGGATTTTCTGTAATATACTCATTTGGTGAGTCAATAACATTAGAAACCGTTAATTCGGTTTCTTGATTAATATTAGAACTTGGTGGAGTATATACCCCTTCTATGGTATATGGTGGTAAATTTTTAGCAAGTAAAGCCTGCCTAAATGTTTGACTATTAGAAAATGATAAAAAACTATCTGACATATTTTTTTTAGTGAACAACCCAAACACTAAAAATGGTTTGGGTTATAAAATATAAATACCCAATATTTTAAAAGTTTTAACCCACAATTTATTTTTAAATTAGTTGTGTTGATTTTTATTTTTACTTATTTATTTTTTAAATAAAAAAATGGATCAACAATCTTACGAAGCAGGCGCATTAAATTTCAATTTACCTCATGATGTGGTGTCATTACCAACAGGTGGTATTTTTTATAAAAACAAAAAAAAATCTGTTAAAGTTGGTTATCTAACAGCAAAAGATGAAAATATTTTAACAAATATTAATAGTAGAGATTCAAATGAATCTATATTACAATCTTTAATTAAAAATAAATTATATGAACATGATTTAAAGTGTGAAGATCTATTAGATACGGATATAGAAGCAATATTAATCTTTTTAAGAAATACTTCTTTTGGCCCAGAATATAATTTAAATTTAAATGACCCAAAAACAGGTAAACCATTCAATGTTACAATTATATTAGACGAATTAAATATAAAAAAAGGAAAAGTTTTACCTGATGAAAATGGTTTGTTTACAACTAAATTACCTAAATCTGGATTTTCAGTAAAATTAAAACCATTAACATTTGGTGAAACGGTTGAACTTAATAATCAATTAAATAGTTATCCTACAGGTTTAAATGCTCCTTTTATAACTTGGAAATTATCTAAACAAATCAAAGAAATTAATGGTAATACCGATTTAGGACATATTGCAACTACAATAGATACATTACCAATAATGGACTCTAAATACATTAAAAATTTTTTAAAAGAAAACGTTCCATCTTTGGATTTAAAAAAAGAAGTTGTTTCCCCATCAGGAGAAAAGGTAATTGTTGATATTACCTTCGGGGTAGAATTTTTTCGGCCTTTCTTTTAATTACAAACAATATCTAATAGAAGAATACTATATTTTATCAAAATTTATCAGAACTTCATATTCTGATTTTATGATAATGCCAACATATATTAGAAAGTATCTTATTAATAGAATTATAGAAGACAACACACCTAAAGAAAAATCAGGTTAATATATTTATATATATAAAAATTTTTATTTATGTCTGATGAACTTAAAGCAAAGGTTGATGAACAAATTAATACCTTAGCTAGTTTAAATTTTTTAACCCAAGCTTTTGAAGCTTTAAAATCTAACGTAGATATAATAACACCAATACTACGAGCTGACAACGCCACAAAAGATTTGGCTAAAAGTATTGGTGTTTCATCTGAAAGATTTGATGATATAAAAAAATCTATAATATTAACAAGAGGTGAAATAATAGGAATGGCTGGCGGATTGGAGGATGCGGCAAAAATTCAATTAGATTTCATGGATTCTATGCAAACAAACACCACTTTAAATGAAGAGTACGCTAAAAAAATGTTTGCTATTACAAAAGTATTGGGTGTTTCAACAAAAGAAGTATCTCAAAATTTTGCAAATGCTGGTTTTAATATGAAAGGCGCAACTGATGCAATGCAAATTACATTAGATGTTTCAAGAAAAATAGGTGTGAACGCACAAAGAGTTAGTGAACAGGTTGTTGATAATATTGGAAAAATGAATCAATTTACTTTTCAAGGTGGTGTTGATGGTTTAGCTAAAATGGCGGCTCAAGCTGTTAATTTAAGATTTAATATGAATCAAACATTAACTTTAGCTGATAAACTTTTTGATCCCGAAAATGCGATAGAAATGGCCGCGTCAATGCAACGTTTAGGAGTGGCTCAATCAGATCTTTTAGACCCATTACGTCTAATGGATTTGGCACAAAACGATCCGGCTGAATTACAAAATCAATTAATTAAAATGTCTGAACAATTTGTTCAATTAAATGCTAAAGGTCAATTTGAAATCATGCCAGGTGCTCGTAGACAATTAATGGAAATTTCAAAGGCTCTGGGTATGAATTATGACGAAATAACAAAAATGGCTATAGCTAGTTCAGATTTAGACAAAAAAATGAGAGAAATTAGTTTCCCTAAAGACGCAATTTCTGAAGAAGATAAAAATTTAATTGCCAATATGGCAACATTAAATAAAGACGGTAGTGGTTATGAAGTAACTTTTAGGACAAAAACCGCTGAGGGTGGTTATGAAACTGTAACAAAATCCACTGCAGAATTAACGGAAGATGATATTAAATTATTGGGTGATGCAAGTCAACCTAAAAATTTAGAAGATATTGCAAAAGAACAATTAACAGTTAGTGAAAAACAATTGTCGGCTCTTTTAGAAATACAGCATAGAGCAGGTTATGCTTTAGCCCCAACTGAAATTGGTAGAACTGCGGTTAAAACTATGGAAATACCTCCGGAAACTATTGGAAAAATGACTAAAGACGTGTTTCCATTTGATGAGTTAATTAATGATCTTAATACTGGTAGTGGTAAATTATTTGAGACTTTGGGAAAAACATTCGATGTAATGATTGGTGAGGGGGGATCGTTTGAAGGGTTAATAGTTTCTCTTAATGAAATGGGTACTTCTCTTGAAGAGAATATTGGAGACAAGGGAAAGAAAGCGTTTGATTCATTAACAGAATCATTTAAAAAATTTACTGAAGAAAATAAAACATTTGGTGAAGCGTTTAAAAAAATTTCTGATGCCATTAAAAATCTTGAGGGTGGTGAATCACCAGATAATAATAATTCTTCCGGTGAAACAAAAAAAATACCTGGAAAAGATGTTTTGATTCAAACATTACCTGAAGATTCTATTAGAGAGGTTGGTGGAAATGTAACTGTTGCCGGAACTAATTTAGATGGAAATATGAACCAACCTGATTTAAATTCTTTTAAATCTTTATTTGAAGGGTATAGTAAAAACATGACAGATAATTCTCCAAAAGAAATTAAAATGTCATTAGCGGTTGATTTTAATATAAATTCTACTAATCCAAATATTGATACAAACACTTTAAAATTAGCACTAAATGATAGTGCTGTTATGAGAGAAATTCTTTTAGGAGTTGAAAAAATGGGATCTAATTTGGTTTCGGGACACGATTCAAAATCTTCACCTCATAATTATTCTCCTAATTACGGTTCGTATTCCTAACTCACAGAATATACTCCCACCTTATATTTCCACAATCATATATTCTATAGATTCCTCTGTCAAACATTATTTCTTTTTCTGTTTTATTTTTATCATACCCTTGTTTGATTAAGATTCCCTTTCGATAATTAAATCTGTAGTATCTCTTATCGTTTATCACATACCAATAATTAGGTTTTGATTGTGATATTTTTTTAAACCCTAATTTATTATATAAATTACCTCCGAATAATCTAATATCGGAATAAGATACTACTTTGAGTGGTTTAAAATTTTTAATAAAAAAATTAAATAATTTAGACGCTCCCCCAACTACAGAGTAGTTTATTTTATTTGTAAATCTAGTTAACTCCCATTCATTATTATCACCTCCCATAATAACTCTACCCTTAGAAAAAGTCATTAAAGACACCAATTCATTATTATAATATAATCCCAACTTTACTTTGGTATAAACATTTCCTTGAATATGATTATCGTCTAAAAATTTTTTGGATGTTTGAGTATCAACGGTTTTTATTACACATTTCCTCGCATACAAAACATTTTCAGATTTATTAATTCTATTTTTTATTATTGATTTAACAATATCTTTTTTATATAACCATTCATCCTCAAATATTTGAAGTAAATCAATATTATTTTCTTTACAAATATCATGTTTATTTAAATGGTAGTTGTTGTCTTTAAATAATTCATTATGCCAATATACACCATTAAATTCTAATCCAATATTATATTCGGGTAAATAAACATCTACTTCGTATTTACTGTTCATTTGTCGATATGATTGTACAGTTTGTACATCTAAAGAGTTTAAGAACTCCACCATTTCTTTTTCATACCCACTTTGTGAACTTTGACCTATTGGATTACACAAAACACAAGTCTCATAATCTCTTTTATATCTTTCATATAATAATTGTTTGGTTATCTCATAATCACTATTACATTTAGGACAATGTATTTTTAATACAGTCTTATCCGCAGATTTTATATTAACGTTTGGGTATTTATCTTGAATATTTTTTAATATTTGTTTTTTATACCAGTTAGTTTTGGAGATATTATCTGACCCATATAAACTAAAAATTGTTTTTTTTAACTTTTCTTGATTGTTATAGTTTTCAGACCCATATTTTTCTTTTCTTGTTATTTTTGATTTTTCAAAATTATTATAGTTCTCATCGCCGTATCTTTCTTTTTTAGTATTTTTTTGTTTTTTAATGAAGTCGATGTGTTGAGGATAGAAATCAATACTATATTTTTTATTGAAAGTTTTTTTCTGACGATCAATCATTTCATTTTTGTTTTTGTTAAAACAGTCTAATGAACAAAAATCACCATAAGGTTTATCCAACCTATTTCTAAATTTAATACTATTTTGGCAAGTTAAACATCTAGGTCTTTCTTTAGTTTTATTAAAAAAAAACCATATTTTTTCTTTGAAATTTGTTTCAAATTCAATATCACCACAATAATTAATTATTGAATTATAAACATCAGGATGGTTTTTTAATAACCATTTTTCATTTGTTTTGTACCCCGACTTATTTTGATCTCTAAAAAAATAAAAATCCATATACATAAATATATGGATTTATATTTTGGTTGTAAAGGATATGTAAAAAAAATTAATAAACTAATATACAACGATCCATTCTAAGTGTACTAGAAATAGTTGCTAACGCGTCGGAATTATAAGCTAAACTGTCAAAATTGACATCAGATAGGAATGTTCCTTCTAAAATCCATTTTTCAACAACAACACCTGTTGGATCTAACATCTCCATATCCACATTTTTCTTATATCCCGCAGCATAACCCATACGACCTGTTACAGATTCGGCACATAGACGAACCCATTCCATAAGAGCTTGTGACGCTGAAGGTCCTATAGGGTCTCTAAATTTAACATTAATTGTAGACCAAGTAAATCTACCAGCAACATAAGTAGATGTGTTAAGGAATTGAATTTCGACTGGATTAATTGTTATGTGTGGTCTAGCACTTGATTCAACAAACCACTCGTTTATTCCTAAAGATGAAGGAAACCTAAGAATGAACCTATTTTGTCTTTTGGGTTCATAAGGTATGGGCATTTTCATTAGTAAATCAGCCATAATGTATTATTTTTTTTGTTATTTTTTTATTTTTTTTTCATATATAAATATCAATAAAATTTTTTTCTATTTACTTTAATTTTTTTATTTCTACTTATACATATATAAATATCTAGTTATTCTAGTTTTTTTATTCCTCCCGTTGTTGAATATATTTTTAACATATCTTCAGCATCTGGTTTATTTTTAAAGTGTGATTTTATTTTAGATATATTTTTTGGGTCATCGTCAGAAAACCCAACTTGTGGAAGAACAAAGTTATTTGATATAAGATTTTTTAAAAAAGCTTTTTTTTGTATAAAACTCGACACATCTTTTACAATATCTATAAATTCTTTTAATGCCTTTATTTTTTCTTGTTCTGGGTTTGATTCTGAACCAACTCCATAACTAACAGGATAAAATTTACACATATTTAGGTATTCTTTTATCATTTCTTCTTCAGATATTTCTTCCATATCAGATATGTCTCTATATTTTTTTAAATTTTTGATTAACTCTTTTGAGTTTATTCCATTGTGATTTGATTTTATAAAATTATAAACGGTTTTTTTTATAACCGAAGGTGTGTGACCTCTTGCAGTAATAATTGAAAATATTGACCCCCCATTTATTGCTTCAACAAAATCATTCCAAGCAGGTCCAGGTTCTGCAATCATAGAATCTTTCATAAATTGTTTATCACCTGTTACTCTAAAATATTTAAAAGCGTCATTATCATAACCAACAATATTATGACCATTATATTTAAATGGTTTAACCCCTATTTTAGATCTGTATTCTGCAAAATCTTCTGTAGACATTTCAACCTCTTTTTCATTATCATCCTTAAGAATTATTTTTGTTGGCATTTTTAAAATATTATCATCCCAATCAAACGCATAATACTTCATATCTGGACTTCCTAAATCTGTAATTCCTTCTTTAATTTTCACATTAATAAATATTATTAAAATTAATTTAGTTTTTTAATTTTTAATATATATTTATGTGTAGATAACTGTTTGTTAGTCTAACAAAAATAATTTTATGGAAATTGAACTTAATTGCCAAAATTGTTGCGAAAAATTTAAGGCACCATATAAACAAAGAAACAAAAAATTTTGTGGTAGAAAATGTTATTTTGATTTTGCAAGAAAAAATGATCTACTTGGTAGAGAAAAAGATAATACAGTAAGAGAAAAAAGATACTGTGTTCAATGTGGAAATGAATTTGTGGAAAGAAAAAAACACGAAAAAAAACTATGTTCAAAAGAATGTCGAGAGATATGGCAAAACAAAAAAGAAAATAAAGAATATAGAATTAAAAAAACTAAAGAGTCTTTATTAGAAAAATATGGTGTTGACAGTTTGTACAAATTAGACGAATTTAAAGTTAAAAACAAACAAAGTTTTTTGTCTAAATATGGTGTTGAACATCCAATGTATGTGCCTGATTTTATAAATAAATTAAAAAATACTGTAAGAAACAGACATCTGAAAAATTTGATTCCAAAATTGGAAAAGAATAATATAAAGTTATTGGACGATTATTCTATCAATAAGAGTGGGAATACTTCTTTATCATATTCATTTCAATGTTTAGATTGTAATAGTATTTTTACCAGTACATTATTAGGTTCAGGTAAAATACCTATTTGTAGAAAATGTTTTCCTATTGTTAAAAACCCCAAATTAGAATTAATTATTAAAGATTTTTTGGATGATAATGGTATAAAACATATTGACAATAAAAGAAACTTAACTAACTGTGGTGAGATAGATATATTTATACCTGATTTTAATTTAGGTATTGAGGTAAACGGAAATTATTTTCACAGTGAAATAATGGGTGAAAAAAACAAAAATTATCATTTAAATAAAACAATAGAGTCTGAAAAACAAGGTATAAAATTAATACAGATTTTTGAAGATGAATTAATCCTAAAAAAAGAGATAACACTATCAAGATTATCAAATCTATTGAATTTAAATGATAGAATATACGCTCGTTTGTGTGAAATAAAAGAAATTGATAAAAAAACTTCTTCCGAATTTTTGGAAAAAAATCATATACAAGGTATGTCGATTGATAAATATAGATTCGGTTTGTTCTACAAAAATGAATTGGTTAGTTTAATTACATTTGGAAATAAAAGGAAATTTATTAGTAAAAAAGAAAACTTGAATAGTGAGTATGAATTAATAAGATTTTGTAATAAAATAAACACAAACGTAATTGGGGGTTTCTCTAAATTACTTAATCATTTTATAAAATCACAAAATCCAACAAAAATAATTACATATTCTGATATTAGATGGTCTGGTATTAACCCCGAAAAAATGGTGTATTCAAAAATAGGTTTTAATAAGATTGATATAACACCACCTAATTATTGGTATGTTGATAAGAAAAAGTTTATTAATAGATATCATAGATACACATTCAGAAAAAATGTTTTGGTTAAAGAGGGTTACTCAAAAGAAAAAACTGAATGGGAAATAATGCAAGAAAAAAACTATGATAGGATTTGGGATTGCGGTTCAATAAAATTTGAAATGGTTCTATAATGAAAAACCCCTCCATTATAGAAGGGGTTTTTAATCATATTTAATTTTTAATTAAATGTTTTCAAATGAAGCACCTGTTGGTGTGATATAGAATGTTATATCGATAAATTCTAAACTCTTAGTAGGTTTAATATATATCTTACCCGTTAATTGGTTTCTATCCAAATCAGCCGGATCTGAAGATACAGTTACACGGAAATCGTATAAACCTCTATCTCTTCTAATTGCGTCTAATATAGGGTTAACAGTGTCTAAGAATTGTTGTCTAACAACCGCATCATTTTGTTCAAACAATAATCTTATTGAAACCGCGGATATTAATTTTCTAGCCTGTAACAATAAACGTCTTACATTTATACGGTCTAGAGCAGATTCCCTTACTTGTAAAGTTTTATTACCCCAAATTACGGTACCAACATCTGAAAAAGTGGCTATTGGATTAATTCTACCTTTATAAAGTACATCTCTATCTTCTTGAGTTAATTTTTTACGGGCTTTAATTGAATTAACAATACCTCTTGTATAACCCGCCGCGGCAAACCAAGGAAAAGCAATGTTATCTGTTAAAGCTAAATTTCTAGTTACCTCTGCTGTTGGAGGAATATAAACTTGAGTGTTATTAACCGAATCTCTTGTTAATACCCAAGGATAGTAAGTAGCCGTATAATTTGAATCAATTCCTGTTTGATCTAAATTATCTACAGCTTCTTGTGGATAAATTAAATCTTGTGGATTTGTTGATGAAGGTGTAAACATTTGAAAATCAGGTGTTGTACAAATGTAAAGTGAATCCGCTCTGTCATTTTCAATAACATCAATTGCGTGTTCAACTACATCTGAGTTATTAACATAATCAACACCAGGTGTAACAAATAAATTTATGTTTACTGCTTCAGGATTTGAAAATGTGTTAATACCTAATTTGTAAGCGTAATAGTCGGTGTTTGCCCAATCTACAGAATTATCACCAACTGTAATTTGTTTAAACGCTCCCCAACCTGTGGCTGTTGGATAATTTGTAGAACTACAAGCCCCTCTTAAATAACCATTTCTACCTAAAGCAAATCTATCACCATTGGTTCTATATTCTCTATATATGTCCCAACCATCAAAACCGCCTTGTACAAAAAGAGTAAATTTACGAGAGAATAATCTGTAATAAGGACTTGTTTCTGTTTCAGGTTCAGATTGGAATGTTGCAGAACCAACATAGAAAGCGGATTCTCCTGAAGTAACAAATATATCAGGTATGGTAATTGCTGACGCCATAATATCCATATGGAAACCTTTAGTTCTATAAGCCCAATTATTACCTTCTATTGCTGTACAAACTTGAGTTGGTAATTGTTTACCTTTATACCCAAAGAAATCTACGTCATAACCGGCATCATCTGAATTAGACATTCCTAAGTAAGTTTTACGAACGTTATCACCGTTACTTAATATTTGATCGTCACCACCTGTTGATAACCCAAAAGGAGGATTCCAAATTACTTCACCAGGGAAGTTATATTTTGTTTTATAAATTGGGAATGGAGGTGTTGCATCACCATATTCTCTAAAGTTATAACCCAAGAATCCACAAGGTAAAGCATCTACAGGAGCATCTTCATTAATCTCAATCATTACATACTTTGAGTTGAGTTGATATTCTCCGTCTATTGTACCTATCTTTTTTGCAACAAAATTGTTATCGTTAGGATCCATGTTACAATTTGTGAATTTTTCAAGTACAACAGGTGCGGAATCAGTATCAAAATAATCTCTAATTAATAAATCAAATGAACCATTATTAAATGATATATTAGCGACTGAAATTTTTAATTCCGTATTTGCCGCATTACCATCAGCAATTGTCATGAATCTAAACAAATTATAAACTTTGTTACCTCTAACTTCAGAAACCAACCAAGGTGAGATTGGGGATTGGTATTTTTCAAGATAAAATGCTATAGAAGTAGGATCAACACCTTGTCTTGCGTTAGGTAGAGCGGTTAATTGACAATCCAACCCTCTAATATAACCTTTTCTGTATGCATAATTTAATAAAGTGGTAAATTCTTCCTCAACAAATAAAGGTACTGTTGTTCTTGGTTTAGAAAAATTCGATTGACCAAAAACCTTAGTAATAAAGTTAGTATCTGTTCTTAAAAATGAGGTTTCAAAAAATAAATTTTCTCCTCGTATATTAGTTACATTAATACCAAATGTACTAAAAGGATTTTTTGTTGCCGCTGAATAATTTCCTAAACAATCCAAAGTTACATCATCACCAATAAAGCTACCAAAAACATTAGTAGATCCTGTTACTTCATATGTGGGTTCATTATCACTAGAATATGTTGTTAAACCTCTAGATCTTAATGTTGCAACAACTAAATTATCGTAATCACTAAATGAATTGGCGGAAAAAACATAAATATTACCTGAAATAGTACCTGAAAAACAATTAGTGATAGTCCCTGTATCTATTGTACCAGTATTTCCTGACACACAAACACCACAAGGGTCATTTACATAAACATTTACTGTCCAATTAGTTGTTACAGTACCATCTTCAGAAGTTAAAACATATGATTTAGTTAAAGCACTAAAATCATAATTTTCAGTTATTGCTGATTGTAAAACAGCATCTGATGTTACTCCTGTTGTACATGCACTATACGTGATAGTCATCGCTGAAGTATCCGCTGTAGTTGCGGTGGATGGTAAACAAATATTTATTGTGTTAGTTAAATAATTTATGTTTCCTACCACCGTACTTATAGTTGATGAACTTACTTCATAACTATAAAACGATGCACAATTTGATTGAGATGATGTTAATGTTAATGACGGTACCGTACTATAAAAAGAATAACCACTATAAGAATTATTTCCAATGTGGTCAAATGTAGCATAATACCAAGCGTCGTTTAATGGATCAGTATAATCCACATTATTTGAATTAACATTACTAACGTTAAATACGTTTGTATCATCAGTATAACCTGATAAAGTTTCATAAGTATCTCCACTTATAACACCAAAATAATTGATTGAGAATGCTGAACTTGATGGTGAATTTAAAACAGAAAATATTTGACTATTTAAATCCGCCCCTATGTTAGAAACACTACCATTAAATTGTTCATATAAATCATTAATATCTTCACTTAATATATTTGGTAAAGGAGTTACATAACTTATTGATTCTATATTATTTGTACATCCTGTAAAATCAAAACTATAAGGAACTACATTATATTGTACACATTGTGTTATACAACTTAGTGTAGTTGAACTAGTACATTCAAATCCAACTGTTGATTGATCAACATTTGCAATAGTTTTAATTGACCATGAAGGTCCTGCGTCATATCCTGATAAACCTAAAATTCGGGTAACAAACAATTGATTTGATTGTTGCAAATAAGATTTTGCAATATACGCCGCTTCGTATTTTGGAATTTGTGTGTTTATAAATTTTTCGGGGGATGTACCACCAAAATAAAGTGAAAATTCATCATAATTTCTGATAAAAATCGGTTCAAAAGCAGGACCTTTTAATGTCTCACCGACAATACCCAAGGTTGTAACACCGACACTTTGAGACACAAAACTCAAATCTACTTCGGATGTATACACACCTGGAGACACAAACACTTTACTATTAGTTGAAGTTGCCATTATTTTTTCTTTTTTTTTATTTTATTTTTTTAATAAAAAACCTATAATATAAGTTTTTTATATAAATATCATAAAAAAAAACAAAGTGTTAGTTAATCAAAAATTAAATAAGTAATATGTTTAATGAAATTGTTGAAAGTATATTATTATCTATTTTAACAATATCTAATTTTAAAACATCGCCTGAATTAATATATATTTCGGATAAAGTTATACCATAAAGATCGTCATTAATATAAACATCATAAGATTGAACATTTTCTGTATTACCTATTAAAATATTACAAGAGTAATTAAAAGTTGTTTCAACTATGGTTGTTCCTGTTTGAAAAACTAATTCTTTAGATAAACTTTTTGGATTTGAATCAGATTTTTTATTTCTTTTTTTTTCATCTTTACCAAATTCAACCATAGTAAAAACTCTATTTATGGCGGGCATTACCTCAAATTGATTTTCATCAATAAGAAAACCTAATAAAGTAAATTCATAATTTTGTATATAAAATCTTCTTTTTTCAAGATCCATAACAGATTCATCACTTATGTTGTTCATAATAATGGGTATATAATGTCCTTTTATGACTTGATAAGCTTGTCTAGAAGCAAAAGTTTCAATAACTTTTTTATTAAATTCGTTTAATTCCCGCATTCTATTACAAATTATCTTAACTTGATAAGTTATATCAACAGGAACTGGCTGAGGTATTTTATATATATCCATACCTTTTCTATTACCATCCCAAGTAGGGACTTGAGCATAAAAATAAAGTCGTCTATTTGGTATATTATATAATGTTGCTGGATTTGTCCCAAATTTAACTTCCGGTGTTCTGATAACTGTAATAAATGGGGGTTCAACATTTTTATCGATATTTTGAAAATCCCAAGTTTCAGTAAATTGTGCCCAATTTTGAGTTGTCATAATAACATTAACCGTTGGTACACTCACTCCATCAATACTAATGTTTAAAGTTTCTTTAACAAATTCTAAAAAACCTCCGTCTAAATCGGCATGAAGAATTGATTTAGGTAAATAAGTTCCATCTTTGTTGATTTTATCCAATAACTCATAACGTCTAGATAATAAAGTTTCTGGTTGAGTTAATGGTAAATATTTTTTTATTTTTTTAGGTAGAGGCATATTAGTTAACTATGAAAATTTTATTTTTTGAATTAATCATAACTACTTTATTTGCTTGGTAGATAGGTTCTTCAGTGTCCTTCATCACATAAGTACTATATATATAAGGATTATATGTAACAATATTTTTATTTGGTTCGTTCGGTATGTTTTTACAAGGGAATTCACAGTAATCTTCTAATGTTCCGATTACAAATGAATGAACATTTTTTCTTTTTTCTTTTAATACTTTTTTTCTACCCCCCTGTCTAACTCTAAATTCAACATCGGTTAATTTAACATAATCAGCGTGAGTGATTACTACACCATTATAAGTCACAGAAAATGTGTGCTTATGTAAATTATAATAAACCATAACTCTATCACCAATATGTTTTTTGTCTTGATTATCATGTCCACATTTATGACAAGTGAATGGGTCATTTCCACCATCAGATAAATCCCATGACCAACCACATTTGTCACAAATTATTTCTTTATTTGTGACAGTTTCTAATATTTTTTTGTATTGATTTTCGTTAATTATAATTTTCATAATTATATTATGTTGAAATTGTTTTAACTGGCAACTTAAAATTATATTGAAACCATTTTTTCATCGGTTCTTCCCAATAATCACTAAACACATGATCTAAATGTTTTGCGTAGTCACCAATAACCTCTAAAATTGGGGATTTATCTCTATGAGGTTTACTTGATGGACTATCACCATAATAATCAGGTTTATAGTAAAAAAAAATAATGTCACTATCTTCTTCGCCATACCAATTTCCTTTATAAAAAATTAATAGATTTTTATCTTCTATATCAGCACTTAAATAACCATCTTCATCTTCACCCATACCATAAATAAAATTAATATTACTTGGGTTAAGTGTCATATCAATATACTTGTATATTATTTCAAATATTTTATTTTCTGTAATTAATATTTCCATTATTTCTTTCTCGAGTTTTTAAAACCTATTTTTAGTTTATCGTTATACACACTTGACATAATGATTAAAAAATCAAGTTTTTTATATTCTATATTCGGGTATCTACGTTGAAACATATCACTAACTCTTTGGGTTACCAAATTTTCATATACCCCAAAATTGTTGGGTTTATTACCTGATCCACCACTTTTAATTTCATTATTCAAATGATGAATAGTGTAATCAACAAGATCATTCATTTCATATATTCTTCGTAATATCTGTATTTTCATTACAAACCTCTAAATTCATTATTAACTACCGCTGAAGCCATTATAGTTCTATAATAAGGTTTAACACCAGCGTAATTATGTTTATTATCTGATACAACTCTACCGTCATTATTAACCACATAATACCTAACCCTATTTTCGGTTTCTTGATAACCAATATAATCACCATATTGAATATCAATTTCAAGTTCATCAAGATGTTTTTGAAATACACTAACTTTAAGATTACCGGGTTCAAATTGATCAATTTTAGAATTACCCAAAAATTTATTTTCTGGCGCCATAATTTGAACATAACCTTTAAATTCAACTGGCGCCAAAAATTTAACACCATCTTTCAAGGCTTCACCATACACATCATCTGTTGAGGTTTTTTTTCTATCAATTCTATATAAAACCAATGTGAAATTCATGTCACCATGTAACCATTCTTCACCACATGATAAATCTAAAAAAAAATCTTCTTCGGAAAAAAATTTACCAAGCCTTGTTATCGGTACCAATTTATTATTTGACATATTGATAAATATAAGTTTTTTACTATTTTTCTATATAACAACTTAAAACGTTGGATACAAAAAAAACAATTGAACAAAGGGCAATGGATATCCTTGATGATTATCAGGGATCAAATAACTATATTCTTAAATTAAAACATCTTAAGGGAACTAACAAAAAGTTTTATCCAACAAGAAGTCAATCTGAATATATAACATTATACAATAATTTAGTCCCAAAAATAGCAAAAAAATGGGTCGAGTTGGATCCTTATTTTGCCAAGAAAATCGCTAATGATAAATTATACACAGAAATACCAAATCAAGTTTGGGTTGAAAAACTTTTGGTTGAGAAGGAAAAAGCTTACCATATTTGGGGAAAATTCTTTTCGGGGGAAACTAATCATGATTTTTATTTACCGAAAGGCGCACTAATTAAAACACACTCAATTAAGGATGTTAAGATTGATTATTCAAAATATTCACATCGTCCTCCGTTAGAACATCAAAAGATTGCAATAGAAAGACTTGCCGGAAGTAAAAGATTTATTTTAGCGGATGATATGGGTCTCGGAAAAGGGATGCCGAAGTCAACAATTATTTATACGCCCTATGGAACTAAAAAAATTGGAGATTCTTTAGTCGGTGATGAAATAATAGGTAGCGATGGATTATCATATAAAATCACAGGAGTTTATCCCCAACCTGAACAGGAAATTTATGAAATTACCTTTAATGACGGTGTTAAAATAAAAACAGACGGATCACATTTATGGTCTGTATCGTCACCAAATTACGGTAATAATAGGAAAAATGATAGACGAAAAAAATCTTTAGTATTATCGACCAAACAGATGTTTGAAGGTGGTAAAATTAATGTTAAAGGTATTGACTACAATAAAGATAAAAAATATGAAATTGAAACTTATTATAAATCACCAAATGGTAATAATAAATGGCAAATCCCAATAGTTAAACCAATACAATTTAAATTAAATAATGTATTACCTATAGATCCTTATTTTTTAGGATTAAGTCTCGGTGATGGTTATTTTGATAAAAGTAAAAGTATTTTTTTTACAGTGTCAGATTACGACTATGACGAATTGTTTTCAAAATATAATTTAACGTCAATTAAAACAAAAAAAAGTTTAAAGGGTGGTAAAATAAAAATAGGTAGTATTTTGGATGATTTAAAATTGACGGATAAAAAAGCAATTAATAAATTTATTCCAGAAATATACAAATATTCTTCAGTTGAAAATAGATTATCTATACTACAAGGATTAATGGATACTGATGGGCATTGTATGTTCAACGGAAAAGATAATTTTTTAGGGACTGAATTTTGTACTATTTCAAAACAACTTTGTGATGATGTAGTTGAAATTGTCCAAACATTAGGAGGTATTGCAAGAGTTAAAACTAGTATTGCAACTTATACACATAATGGGATTAAAAAAAAAGGTAAGTTAGCTTATAGGGTTAATATTAAATTACCAAATGGTATGAATCCATTTAGATTAAAAAGAAAATCTGAAAGATATGTTGAACAAAAAAAATATCCAACAGGTAGGTATATTAAAAATATTGAAAAGGTTGGATTTGAAGAGAGTGTTTGTATTTCAGTAGATTCCCCCGATAAATTATATGTCACAGAACATTGCATTGTTACCCATAACACAACCTCAACCATTATCGCGGCATTAGAAACGGGAGCAAAAAAAGTTTTGATTATTTGCCCCGCATCATTAAAATTAAATTGGGCGAGAGAAATCGAAAACTACACTGACAAATCAATTTATATATGTGAGGGTAAGAACTTCTCATCAAATGAAGATTTTGTCATAGTTAATTACGATATTCTCAAAAACTTCCACGACCCAAAAAATAAAGAAGAATCATTA